GCCTGCTGCTGCAGATGGTTTCTTTTAATTAATTACCAGCCAATTTTTCAAAGTATGACATAGTATCATCATCTTCTTCATTGGTAGTATCAGGCGCTGATACTGGTGTAGTATCAACAACTGGTGCTACTGGTTCGTCCATAATGGCTTCTGCTGTTTTAGTAACTACCATTCCAGACAAAACAATATCTAGACGAGTTTTAAGTTCGTCATAAGACTTGAAGTTAGATGGAGCAAGAAACTCTTGTAAGTCATATTGACTAGAAAAGATTTCTTCCAACTTATCATCTTCTGCAAGTTTAGATGGTTCAGCGAACTCTGATTTATCATAGTTCCAGTAACCGTCTACCTTACGAATCTTCAATTTAAAGTCAGCACCTTCATCCAAATCAAAAGCGTTTAAAGGTTTCTCATCTTCAAATGCTGGTGTTGCAGCTTCAGAAATCTTATCCCAAATCTTTTTACCATATCTGAACAAGAAAACTTTACCTTCGTTCTCTGGATGTTTAGGATCACTTACTACATAGATATTTGAGTAGTAAGATAACTTCCTCTTTTGTTTACGGGCAAGTTCCTTATCGGACTCTACACCACTATTCCACAATGCAGTATTATGTTCTGACACTGGGTCTTTACCGCCAGGCAGAGTAGTAAGAGAGTTCTCAATAAACCACTGTCCAGTAGGCCCTTGGAAAGCATGTGAATATAACTTCACCCATGATTTCTCAATTTGTGCCGCAGGCAAGAAACGAATAACAGCGTAACCATTACCAGTTTTATCCAACTCTGGTTTCCACATTCTTTCGTCTACATATGATTTTTTTTGAACTTGTGGTTCATCAGCTTCTTTGATTGCACCAAGTAGTTTGTCCAAGGATTTGGACTTTCTATATTCTTCTAAAGACATTTTATACTCCTTTTTCGTATGTTTCGTATGTCATTGTTTTCTGATTTACGCCTAGGGTTTCATCCTTGTCACCAATCTTGTAAAACATGACGTTAGGAAATTCCTTGACTATCGTGTTATACTGATTATTCCAATTAATTGGATTAAAACCTTTAGCACTTTCGGATACATAATTCTTTGTACCCTTATACATGTTATTTATAGGTTTGCTGTAATCACTTCCATCAAACCCTACCATGTATATTTCTGTAGCACCTTGTTGACATGCAAGATGAATAGCAGTATTTCCAGTAGACCACCCTTTCGGATATTCTATATTTTGTACTCTATCTTCCCCTACATGTGTTATGTACAATCCCACATTATAAGATAATTTATTATATAAATCTGTCTCATCCATATGTGGGTTTAGTGCCATAATTTCTTTTACTGTTTCTTTTACAGATTCTTTTGTTTTACCTTGAACGACACACCCCCTTTGTTCAGGCATTTCTTTTGTTTCATATACATTACCATCACCCCAACCCATAATCAATGATTCAGGCCCGAACTCTGGTGGTAATATATCCCAATCTGTAAAGTGACATTTATTGTCCTTTACATAACCACTTTCATATATTTCTTGTTGCATATTATAGTCTACTGACACTAAATTGTCAACAACAAAATCACGATAAATGGCATTACATCCCCAAGTCACTATGTATGGACTTAAAGGTAAAAACTTTCTTGATTCACCATTACCGTAAATTAGATGTTTCATTTAGACATCTTTCTTGCAATAGTAGAGTCTGACTTAGTACCTTGTACCTCATACTCCGCTGTTTCGTTATTAAAGAATCTTTCTTCTTTTTCAAACTTTAGTTTATAATGATCTCTATCAGATAAGTTTGCAAGTATATTAAATGCAAGACTTACTCTTTTATGATCTGTGTTATTCTTTCCAAACCCATGATACAAGTATGAGTTAAACATAATCAATGAACCCTTAGTACATGGGAAAGCAAGTTGATTTGTAAAGTTTGGATTTGTTCTATTGTAATGTTTTCTTAAAGACATAAATGGGTCGGTATTGAAAGAAACCTTCTCAAAAGTTAATGGTGGTTGATTAGGATGACTGTCAAAGTAATATACACCACTGATTATAGAATTACCGTGGTTATGCATATTCTGTGAACTGCCTGGATTTGCTTCGTTAATCCAACTTTCATGTATCCAAAATTCATCATATGCAATATTCATTACGTTATCTAAGTAATCTTTTACACATTCTTCAAACCAAACTTTCAAATCTTGCATCTCTGGTCGATTTACAATATTAGGAAGTTCATCACCAAACTGTGTTGTGTTTGGATTATTACCACCTTGTGTATTGAACTTAAAGTCACTTTTGTAAACAGGCGGATTAGGATTTTGATAAATCTTAATCACACCCATTGGAAAGATTGGAATACCGTTATCCATATTTACACCACTATACCACTTACTACTTCTGTATATGCTTTATTTATATCTGCATTACATGGTGTAAGTAATACTACACCCCCAGCACGAAAGACAGCGCTTTTAGCGTTCTCTTCGCCTGTCATACAGACACCCCTTGCAAATCCCATTTTACCTTCTTTGGTATTTACAATCATTTTTGGATTATCAATGTGAACACCAGTTTCATCATTCTTATCCAATCGACCAATAAATTCACCAGCGTTAGTCAACACTGTAACTAGGTCACCTTTTTTCATATTGTTTCCTCTTTGATATATGTGGTTTACGAACAGAGAGATCTGAAATTCTCTCTACTAATTCTTTGTTTTTAACAACTAACTCAGCGTTGTTAAATTCCAAATTTTTAATACGGGCTTGGAGACCCTCTACTTTAGATTCAAAAAAACCTTCACTTCGTACTGACATAATTTAATTCCTTCTAATGCCTGTTTCATTTTAATATACTGATATTAACATAAATATTACCCATTGTCAACACTTAATTTAATATTTTGTAATATTTTTCCCACTCTGGTACATAATCTAATAGACAAGTTCCTCTTGCTTTATCTCTAGATTTAACGTGGCTCATGAGTGCGATTGTACCGTTGTGATCCCACTCAGCCTGTTCTAAAAATCTAATTACTTTTTTTACTTCATCGTGCTTTCCATTTTCATATAGTGTATCCAGATAACAATCCCTTACCTCTGGTGGTATTGATTCAATTCTGTATACATTGTTAACCACTGGACTAAAATTGATATAATGAAACTCTTCACACAACTGATGAACCTTTCCAGCATTTAGTGCATTTATAGTTGCGGCCATGTATGTCTGGATATGTGGAGATTTTTGTAGTTTCTTTATGTTAACATTTACTACATCCCAATCTGAAAGGTATCTAATATAATTATTAAAGTCGCCTACACCATCAACCGAAACATTCACTATAACTCTACGAAACCTTTTTGTCTCCTCTATAAACCTATCTACATTCTGTGTACCATTTGTAATGACACGAACTATCTTTCTATCAGAAACTACAGACAATATATCATAAATATTATCACCTATGAGTGGTTCGCCACCAGTAAACTTAATCTCTTCTGCATTTTCAATTATATGTTTCAAATCTTTAGCAAACTGTGGATTAATCTTTGCTCGTTTAACCCTCTTTTTAGTTTCTCCTAGTTCAATTGCCTCTTTATTAAATTGAGATGAATTACCAGATGAACAAAAGTTACACCGTAAGTTACATATATTTCCTCTTACACCATTCACAATAGCAGTATGCCAAAATGTAGGTTTAGAATCTGTCTCAATTATTTTTTCTAATTCTTCTTTCTTATGGGCAAATTCATTTTGATCATTAAACCTAGATAGGTAAAACTGTCTGTGAGAGCGAGAACCAGCTTTTTCTTGTTTCTTACACACTCCACAAATATCGTTAATAAATTCTTTATCATCATTATTCTTTAGTGCTGATCTCCATCTTACGTTTTGTGGAGCATTATAATAGTCATCAAAAGTATCTTTAGAGGAATTAAAGGTTTTAAGATTGTACTTATCTTGCATATCTTTTTTATTAACAGCAGTCGTAGCACAACAACCTCGTATATCGCCAGGCGCCGAAAACATCAAATTAGTAAACGGTTCTGGACATATCCAATCGTATTCCTCTAGTTTCTTCATATAGGTAATTTTGCATGTTTTGGTAAGAAATGTAAATCTCTTGCATTTGCTTCAATCTTCTCTTTTAATCCTTTACTAATTAAACGCCCAACTGTATCAGGCTCAACTTCATTTTTTTCACAATAATCCAAGACAGCATCCATGTGAGAAATCTTTTTCTCTTTTGCAATAGACTCTATTTTCATAGAAAATGTCTTAGAATTTTGTTTAAATTTTATCATTCGTGTTCTCCACCATATGGGTCTTTTATTCGTTTACCATTGACCCAAATATATCTGGCACGACTTGGGGTATGATACCCCCTTTTAATAAAAAAACTTGGTTTACGTTTTGCAGTTTCAAAAGTTGCAACTGTTATTGTGATTGCAGCCAAAATGATAATATGTGCAATAGTAGTAACACCAAAAATCCACATACTAGTAAAGTATGAACTGAAAGCAATACACCACATCCATGCTAATACTTGCATAATCATATGGCGTGTATTTGTATCTGGAATATGTCTTAGTGGATTTCTTTCGTAGTTCATAACAACATTCCAAGTATCATATATAAATTTTCTCATATCAACCTCAAATAAAAAATGGAGGCAGGACTATTTTAGTTCCCTTCAGGCATCCAGCGCGCCCTGCCATTGTGGAATAATACGGCCATTTACTTCGAGTCTACCTTGCACTTCTTGGTAGTCCATTCCACGTCGCCGATACAGTACATCATAGCTACTGATGCACATTCAAATAGTATCGCCTGCGAATCCTCGTTTTACAGAGGAAACAGTGGTAGGTTTCTGTTGCTAAGTACCTACCGAACTCCATGAGATTAAGCAGCTAGTGCGAAATCCTCGATTGCAAAATTATCGTTTGCATTTGTAGTCTTGACCAATTACGGAGTCAACCGACAATTCTCCTCTTGTCTATCTCTGTTAGTCGATCCTATTTCGCCCCCATTATAAGCACACTAACTGTGTACTGTGTTTATGGTGGAGGCGATGGGTACTGCCCCCATGTCCTACCCAGCATTTAACTCGTATCAACGAATTGTAGTTATATTTATAACATATCTATAACCCTTTGTCAAGAGAAATCTCTATTTTTGCCGTACTTTCTTTTGGTGTATGCATTTTCATCCCATAACCAGACCCTAAAAGACAAGCATAGCCTGTTGTATGATGTAATTCAATTAAAGTAAATCCACTAGATTCTGGATTCATTGACCACATAATCTGTATGGGTAAAGTTACACCGTTTTGTGTTACCAAATATGCATCTCCACTGATAAAAGGTATTTCACCATTTTTATCTTTTAAAAGAGCAACCATATCTGGTATTGATCTACATGTCATTGGTCGCATTATAACAAATTCGTTTGGTGGCGCTTCTTCTGGTATTATTAGTTTTTCGTCCTCATCATTTGGTTCATAAAGAGGGCTTTCTGTTACATCACAACATGGAGGTTCTTGATTCGGTTCAATAGCATATACTGTAGTAGTTAGAGCAATACCGATAAGAAAACTAAGCAGTAAGTTTTTCACTTTCTTGTTCCTTTAAGTTAAAGATGCTAACTGCTTCTTCTAATAAAGGCAAATACTCTGTCTTATCCTTTATAAACTCTTGAACAGTTCCATCTTCTGTTACAACAAGTATAACCACTTGATTTATGGGTTGACTTGTTCGTTCTTCAAACATCTCTGCATATGCAGAACCTTGAATGTAGTAGTTTTCATTCCAATCATCATTACGTTCTCTTCGTGATGTCTTGAAATCAATAA